TGTCATGAGACTCTACAAATTTAGTATATGCCCTAATTAACGCATCATCTTTCTGTTTGTCACTGCCCCACTTGACCCCGTTAGCCCAAGCGTGTATATTGTCATACCCTCGTTCTAGTTTGCTTTCAAACCAATGATTTTTCCCTTCCTCTTTTTTAATAGTGTTCCGTATTGACGGAGTTAATTTAGTTAAGAATCTGACAAAAGTTTTATTAGATAGCTTACCAGCGTCTCTTGCTATAATTATATCTCTATTTAATTTTATAAGAGATTCTAAGTTGTCTAGATCTGGACCCTCTTTTAAGCCAGCTCCTAAAGAAAAAAGCTTTCTCTCAAGATCGATTCGTGTCGTTCTATCATCTGGTACATCCCCCTTTGATGTCTTTAGCACAATGCTTCTCATAGATTCTAATGCTTGAATATCTTCAGGGCTATCACCTCTTTCTATTGCTGTCTTAACATCTGTAGTAATCATATTTGGGGTCAGTGTTCCTTCGTTTATAGCATTTGCATATTTCTGATATTTCTGAGAAGTATTTATTGCTGTATTAAATTCTACATTGTCTGCTCTAGTTTTAATAGCAGTGTTCGCATCTTTCTGTAATTTTCGTACATCCTTACTATCCATCAACTTATTTGCTAAGCCATCATCCAGCCACATCTTCACCCTTACTGGGTCTTCAGTTAACTGGCCATTGATAAAAGCTTCCGTTAAAGCTGCTTTCCCCTCTTTTAAATACTCTGGATTTTTTGTCTTGTGCAATACCAATGGTGTTATGGTTGCAGCATACTGCTCGAATGCGACTAATTCTTTTGAAAAGTCCAAAAGTGCGTTTTGCCCGCTAATATTAGCCACAACATCTGTTGCTTTACTTACCCTATCCCCTAAAGCTATACCTGCTTTAGTTATCTTCATTCGACTTGCGTCACCATTTGCTTTAAGTGACTCAGTATTGATATTACTTCTTGTGTTCTTGTTAACTATCTGTTTGACTCTTTCAGATTTTATATCCTTTAACATATTTGTGGCTATGTCAGTCCCCATCTTTCTAACAGATTCAGTATACCCATCGGGATCATTATAGAGAGCTTTTTGGTTGTCTTCACCATTTATGCTCTGTTGATACTTTGTTTTAAAATTATATACATGGTCAGCTGCTTCAATCACATCATATGATTTCTGCTGAACATCCAGGATAGCAGATACCTTTTCAATCTGAGAACTAACAGCATTGACAGCTTGTCTTTTCGAGTTAGCCATAGATACCCCTGTTGCAAATTTCGTTTGACCTAATCGACTAACTGCTCCACTACGTATTCTCGCTGCCTCAGAACTTCCAGCAGCAGCTATCTCTCCTGATCGTCCAAGATTCGGTACGCCTACCGCCGATGACGCCAGTTGTCTTCTTCTAAATTCCGGTATTACAGCCATAGGTGTTAATCTCCTTTACTTTTTATACTAAGCGAAAAGTCCAGATATGTTAGTGTTAAACATTTGTGTTCGTGCTTGGCTTTTAGCCGCACGTCCTTGATACCTTACTCTTTTACGCTCTGTGTCCGCTTCAAATATTCTTGCACCAGCGATCTGCTCTGCTTGAAATAGTCTGGCTCTGCCTTCTGATCTAATAGCACCAGCTTGTGCTATCCCTAATCTTTTTATATTCTTAGCTCTTTGCTCAAGAGCTTCAACTTGTTTTTGTGTCTCAACTCTAGTCTCTTCTAATACTAGGAGAGGTGATCCAGTTAGGTCAACTCCATTTTTAAGAAAAAGAAGTTTTTGCTTTTTCCTAAAACGCTCCCCTTCTTTAAGTACCTGACCCGATTCAATCATAGCCTCCATAGCTTGTATCTCTGAGTTTATAGTATGGAAAGTGGCGTCAGTTTGAGCACTCTGCATGGCCATTTGGCCTCCGAGTATATCCATCTCAGCAGATTCTCTTGCGTACTCTCCTGACATTTCTGCGAAGTCATTAGCCTCGTCAGCATATCGGTCAACACTTTTTTTATTTTCATAGTTAGCCCATAATGATAGGCCTGTAGTAATAGCAGCAACAGCAGTCATATTAATATACTCCAAACGTCATAGTCTTTTTTATCAATTGAATACTTCACAAGAGTGCTTTCCAAGCTGAATCCAAGCCAAGAAAAAAATCTTCTATTTCTTTTATTCTTTACTGACTTAGCTTGTACTCTATGGAAGTCACCTTTTTTAATTAACTTATATAATAAAATAGTTATAGTGTTCATGTATAACTTAGTGTATTTACTAATATGCTTAGATGGGATTGACCATATCTCACATACACCTTTCCAAAAAGAAGTATACCCTAATGCTGTTATAAAAACACCNTCTTTCATTAGCGTAAATCCTGTATGNCTTTCTTCNAANTCAAATAAAGCNTCCTTCATATTCCCTACTTTACCGAATAGCTCTCGGTCTTCATCCCTCATATCTTCTGCTTTTATATGTTTAGCTCTAAAAGGTATAAGTTTAATTTTACTCATTAGTTGTCTCCATAAATATATCTACTAATTGGACAACACAGGGAAGTGGTACTACTTGCTCTATGTATATGTGTTTATCTTTACTCCATTTATCCTGAAAGGTTACCCTCTTAACTCCTGAAAATAAAATAGGAGGTCTATTCATATAGTCTACAGTACTTCTAAAAAATATCTGTTCCATATTGTACAAACTCGTACCGAATCTAGCACCTACAGTATTTAAAAATCGTATTCTCCCTTCACTAACATTTCGTTTCTTAGTTTGAGAAGCCCCCATATCCCCACCAGCTTCTATCCCCATTGTCTTAATGTACCCAGTATACCCTAATCCAATATGAACTATACTCGCTTCATAGTCTAAACTTACTGCTCCACTCGATACTGTTTCGTTAGGGTGCACAGCCCCGTCAGTAACTACGTATACTGTTTCACCTTCTAGGTGTTCTAGCCCAGATATGGTACTAACTGTTAAAAACCAATTTCCAGAACTGACTGCATCTGTGGTATCAAATGCTTTCTTTACACGGCAAGTTACTTCTGTCCCACTAGTATACGCGGTTATTACAGCTCTGCCTCCTCCTACACCATCTACATACTTTTTCCAAATTTCATTTCCTACATCATCAGCTGTAAAAACAGAAGCACTCGCAGTGAATGTAACTGAATCCCCGGTAACAGCAGCAGGAGTTACATTTGCCCCAGCAGCAGTCCCACGAGCACTTCCGTCGAATGTTAAAGAGCTATCAACATGCTTGTATTCTTTCTGTTTTTCATACACTGCATTTTGAAATGTTGTTATATCAGAAGACTCATTTGCCGCTGAAGTAAAATAATCTAATTGTTCAGGATAGGTGGGTGTGTCTGCAAAATATTCGACATACCTTTTAGTTGCCCCGTTTATCGTTCGCTCTACTACAACCCAAACTTGGTCAAAAGCATCATCTTGTGGGAGTACCCCTACACTTAATACTTTCATGTCGGTACCACCTAGTATGTGTCTATGCCATCCAGATACGTCTTCTCTCGATTTAAAAGTAAGTCCAATTAATACTCCATCATTTCTGACTGCCCAAAGAATATCAGGTCTGCCAGTTTGAAATGCAATTTGAGTGATACCACTTTCAGTTATATGGTCCGCAACTAAGTTTCTGTCAATAGAAAGATAACTATCTATAACCACATCATACTCTAAACTTCTTATTATAAGTCCTCCTCGCTGAACATATATGGTAGTATTCCCAGAAGGTATTGGCATAACATTTTTATTACCAAGTGCGTCAATGGATTTATTTTGAATACTATCTGGTGCGATAGGNAGGTCATCTCTGCTTCCCGTTATTTTTCGTATACCNCCAAACGTCCCAACAGCTAAAAATCTATTCGTTCCTGACATCCAATGTATCGTATCAACTTTACCTGATTCAGGGGCTAGTGTGAAAATAACAGCATGGTCCGCATCGGCTCCAGTAGTAAAATCGTCATACCTAGGGGTTCCTGTTGAATCAGGAGCTCTACTCATATACATTGTTTCCGGATTATCATTAGTCCCACCGTATGCAAGTCTAGCTTCATAGAATGCTACTGCTCCTGGATATTTATCTGCTCCAGTAAATGGGTCTGTGGTACGAGAAAATGTTGCGATAGTAAATGCAGTCGCCCCTGTTCGTGTAATTTTTATAGGTGCATAGCTTCGATGAACAGAATACATAACATCTGCATTTTGAGCCACTTTAAAAGTAAAAAGGTCAGCTTCTGCGTATGGGGACGCTACTTCAACAACTACGTTAGCAACGCCCCCAGACGAATAAGCTGTAAACCCAGAAGTGTCTACATCGTTACCATCTATATCAGTTAATTCAAATGTATTGGCGTCACTGTTAGCTACAAGGTACGAACTACCATTTACTTCAGTCATACCAACTACATCATATAAATACACCTCATCCCCGTCAGAATAACCATGAGCTGTCGCTGTAACTACTCCAGGGTCTGCTTGTGTGATATCGGTAATAGTTTTGTCCCCCTCAACGAGTGGGCCCCCATTTACAAAAACCCGCATGAAAAGATCAGTAAATTCTAGTATGTACGCCTGGGCGTCACTGAATTGAAATTCAACTAGTCGGGCTATTTTATTCAGTCGCGTATGACTTGAATATACAGTGCCTGTTCTAAATCTAGCAGGTCCTTGAGTTTCAGGGATAAAATTCTCCATACGTTCCGCTCCGTTCTGAAATAACTTCAAATCGAATCGACCTCGTATTTTAGGTGATAATTCTCCTGATGCGAAATTAATTAGAGTAGTGTTTCCGAACGTCATACTGCCCCCTATCTATCAAAAGTTGTGTACGGTGACGCGACTCCTGCCTGCATATTTCTCCTAGAATTAGTAAAATTACTTCTTTGGATTCTTTTAGGTGGTCTCTCTTGACCATCAACTCCAGCAGCTACTTCTCGTGCTTTTTGCAAAAGCGTCTCAACTCGTTTTACAACAGTATTTTTTCCAGTTATTTGGTATGCTATGTTAGAGGCTAATTCTAAAGCCAATAGTTTTACAAAAAGAGAATCAAATTTATTAACCGACACTTGGTCAAATATGTATATAATCTTTAAAGTTGTCGCCCCATTATTGTCTAAGATGATCTGACCATTCTCAATTTCATATTCTTTTCTATAATCATATAGAGAGTCGTCCCCTATAGATAATAAACGGATAAAATTATTAGGAAGATTATATGCGTCCGCATATCCGAAAATTGGAGATGTAGCATTTAATGATAAATTTTTTCTAGTTTTAGCAAAGTTCCAAATATATTTTCGAAGAAGTTCCCGACGAGTATTATCATACCATCTGGCACAAAGAGTTTCAGTATCAGTTACAGGTGCCTCGATACTAGATATGGGAGCTGCCTCCACATAATCAAGAGCCAAGTTACAAATGTTAACAGCATTAGTGGCGGCGGACATACGCGTACTCCTATATGTTAAAAAAGTGGCGGAGTCGTTACCTCCGCCAAACCAACGTGTTACGTCAGAGGGTAGTTATAATTAACCTTGTATGAATTCTAGCATTACCACAACCGTAGCTGCAGTTGTGCCGATAGTTGGGCACGTAAACGCTATATCATATCTTGGTTTCTTAGTTGCGTTAGTTGCTCCAGCATGCTCATACAGTGTGTACCCAGAATTCTCAATAGCCATATTAGACAACCCATCTACAGGAGACGATCTAGCATTACCTGCACTGATGTCTTCAGCATCTAAGAAAACATTGTCATCTACCACAGCACCTGACTCTGTGTCGTACAGTCCCATGTTCCAATCTGTAGCATTTGTAAGAGCATCATTATATATCTTTGCATCAGTTATAATTAACGAACTATCAAGTCCTTTTGCTATACGAAGTACTGATGTGTCAGAATCCGCAGCAACAGTTTCAAAAACCACCATCATCTTAAGTGTTTTTGCACCACTGATAAAAGCGGAATTAGCTAACTTACCAGCTTCGGCATTTGCATTTACATATTTATCTACAACAGCCATGAAATCCTCCTTTGTTATTCAGTGAATGTAACTTTTTGTACTAAAACGCCTTCTGTACGTACCGCACCCCAAATTCCTGTAATCTGAACTTGTTTGGTGTTTACATAATCAGGACGTTTATCAATTTCTATAGTCATGTCTTTTGCCATACCTACCACAATACCTCTGGTACTCATAGCAAAACTAGTTCTAACTGCACTAGCAATTGGGAGAACAGGGATATTAGCACCTGCCGCAAATTTGACAATGTTCATACCTACTGCATAAACCATTTGTCCTTTGTCTACAACAAACTGTCTTGAGAAGTCACCTGATGTTAATTCAGTTTCTTTCATTAACGCAGTATGCTCGTCTCCAGATATACCCATAACAATAGTTTCAGGGATATCATTTCCTACATCTGCATCGATAAAGTTTTGTTGTATTTCTAACAATTTTTCATAAGTTAGTCCTGTTGTAGCGTCTACTGTCGCTCCACCATCTGAAGCAAAAGTAACAGTAGTATCAAAATCTCTACCTGTTGCTACGCTTTCCACAGTTGCTTCTACTATAACTTTGTCGTACTTCCTCTCCATTGCTCGGATACAAGCTTGTGCGTATTCGCCTTCAGGATTAAAAAGAACAGCAGCTACATCCATGCCGTCTATAGGAAGAGTCACCACAAATCTTCGTCGTCTGATTTTTCGTCTATTGTGTTCAATGTCATTAAACACTGTTGCTTGTATGCGTCCACTAACCTCTTGTGCATCTACAATCCCTAAACCATCGTACGCGAATATATCTCCTGTCATTTGGATAATACGAGTGTACGGTCGTAATCTAGCACGGATTTGTTGAGCTTGGGCATGAAGCATATCAGCAAATTGGATAGGCATATTATTGTCTATTGAATTACCCATAGTAGTCTCCATTTTTTTTTAAGTTCAAAACCATTTTAATCAGTCTCGATACCCGTTTAAACGGACGCTACCTAGTCATGTCAGTGACATATCTGGATAGTTTAACTATCAACAAGCGGACGCTGTACCATGTACAGAGATACCCACTAAATACCCTTATATTAAACAAATTTTTTTTTAATTTGTCAAGGAAAAAAATGAACTTTATTTATTAATCTTTACTATAGTATCATTTATCTCGTTAAGACGTTGCATTATTCTCGGATGTTCTGCATGAAATTTATTTCTAAATCCTTCTGAGCCATATAGTTTCACCCGTTCTGCCCGAAGGGTATTTATATTTGCAACAGGAGCTGCAGGGCCGGTGCCTTTGCCACCAATTTTATCTTCACTGATATACTCTTTTGTAAATCCATCAATAGCTGCTGCAAAAGTCAGTAATACTTCATCAGATGCCTCTTCCATTTTAGCTTTAAAGGTTTCAGGTACATACTTACTAATAACTTCTTTTGCGTTATTTAAAATCTTATCCTTACTATCTCCAAAAAGCTCAGTAGCACTTTCTTCAAAAGCCTTAATGCTATCTGTTTTATCTTGATCTTGCTTTTCAGTCATACTCCGCACTAACTCATCAAATCCTTTTTGGATACCGACTCCCTGTTTTTTAGATAAGTTATGCTTAAAAAATAAATCTTTTACATTTTTAGCAAAATCTTCGTCAACTTCAGCTCCTTCAGCTATCTCAAATTGGTAACCTTCCGCATTGTCAGGTTTCCCAAATGCTTTATAGAAGCTAGCTGAATCCTCTGGGGACGTGCTATCATCAGGTATCCCTGCTGGTCTCTTTCCAATTAACGATTCAGCTCCATCTAATTTTTTGTAAAGAGATGGGAGATCGTTTATGTCTTGAAGGTACGGTTTATCTCTATACTCTTCAGGGATTGTGTCTTTAAAATTAGGAGTATTATCTCCTACAATTGGTTCTGTGTTTGCTGGTATTGTCGCTGGGTCACTCATACTTTTCTCCTTTTTTAGATTTCAATTTTAGATCTTATGTTTTTCGAAAGATACTTCCTTATGCTAATCCATATAGTACGACACCCTTCATTAAATATCATACTAGAGGCATCTAGCCCTCCTGTATGTGGGTTATGCATACAGTTACTTTGGTTGTATCCTGTACTAGTGAATATCCATTTCATGGCTCGGATACCACCCTCTGTAGTACAGATTTCTTGAAAATCTGCAATTCTTTGTTTTTTTAATATTTCTTCTTGTTCTTGCCGGTGACTCACTTGCTTTTGTGACTGTGCTATTTTATTCATATTCTCTCCTTACTTCGAATTTTGTCCTTGTATAGACGCCTGCCCCTGCCCGATGTTACGGACAATCTCAGATTGTTCTCTTGCATTATCTAACTGCTCTCGCTCTTCTGCAATTTGATTTCGTGAATCGCGTATAGCTTCTACTTGTTCTTTAATTTTTAAGAGTTTGGTAGGTGCCCCCACCAATTCAGCATACATTTTAATTGCCTCATCAGCATCTATATTATCAATCATGTCTGCTTTTATCGAAACATTCTGTAGTGCAAAATCAAAAGTGGAAAGTATACCTGTTACTTCTTCACTTTTTAATACTCTAGCCGCTGGAGATATATACTGAATTGTATACGCCTCTTTACCTTCTACCATTCTTTGAACTATGATATCAGGTATGTACATTGGCTCTATGCCTTGCTCCAATAATACTAACTCTTCTGGACTTCCTGCTACCACTCCCATTAATCCTTGTTTTAGCAGTATGTTAAAAGTTCTATTAATTAGTGGTGTGAATAATTCAGTAGTCTGTCTTGAGAAAATGGGTCCTAAAGAATCCCCTCTGATCTTATTTCGTATTTGTGCTTCTCCGAGAGTCATTCTCGTTTCATTATTGAGGTCTAAAAGCCTATCTAAAAAGAAAGCATTCATTATTGAATTCTGTATGTCTATGAGTAGTTGCTGTGCACTTTTGAGTTCTCCTACTGTGAATACCGGAAAGATCATTTTATCCGCTGAAGATATCCTTCCAGAGGGATTAAATACGTTAAGTGCTCCTGCTGATGTATCTATTACTCCTCCACCTAATCGCCCATCATCTAATACTGCCAATGGG